ACATCCTATAGATTTTGTCTCGCGCGTGCGCGCGCAGGGGCTGGCTGACGGTGGAGGTGAGTTGCGTTGGATGAAACTGTGCTGGGCGGCGCATACGAAAGGCTGAAAAAGTCGCTGGAGGACAACCTGTCCGCCCGGGGGTTGGTGGAGGACGTGTTCTATGACAAGGTGCAGGAATACATGGACCTGTGGACGCGGCGCCAGCAGTTGGAAGAGGACATTGAGGCCCGGGGCGTGTCTGTGATGGACGAGCGCCGGGGAATGCTGGTGGAAAACCGCAGCGTGTCCTTGGAGGTTCAGGTTTCCAGGCAGATGCTGGCCATTTACACCGCCCTTGGTTTCAAGGAGCAAGCCAATGCCCCGGTACTGCCGCCGGGTGGTGAGGACGATGAACTGTGAGCTTCCCTCTGAGGTTTTGGAGTATCTGGAACAGGTGGAGAGCGGCGCCTCCAAAGCTTGCCGGGAACAAGCGGCCTTGGCCGCCCATGTGCGCCGGTGTTTTGCCACAGAGGACATTTTTGTGGACACATGGCAGCTGCGCAAATACATGGGCCTGGCGAAATACTTTCCATACAAGGAGCTGTTCCCCTGGGAGAAGTTCCTCATCGCCCTATGGGACTGCACCTACTGGAAAGAGAGCAAGCGCCCCCGATGGAAAACGGTTTTCGCAATGGTAGGGCGGGGCGCGGGGAAGGACGGTTTCATCGCCTTTGACGGTGCCTGCTCCATCTCGCCCTATAACCCGGTTGCCCATTACAACGTGGACGTGTGCGCCAACAACGAGGATCAGGCCAAGCGGCCCCAGCTGGACTTGGTGGAAGTCCTAGAGACCCCCAAGTGGGAGCAGAAGCTGAACAAGCACTATTACCACACAAAGGAGATCGTCCAGGGCCGCAAGAACAAGGGCGTGATGAAAGGCCACACCAACAACCCGAAAGGGCGGGACGGCCTGCGCTCCGGCAAGGTGGTTTTTAACGAGGTGCATCAGTACGAGAACTACGACAACATCAAGGTGTTCGTCACCGGCCAGGGCAAGGTTGCCCAGCCACGGGTGGGGTTCTTTACCTCCAACGGGGACGTGTGCGACGGCCCCTTGGACGATTACCTGGCCCGGGGGCGGCGCATTTTGTTTGAAGGGGAAGAGGACGACGGGTTCCTCCCCTTTATTTGCTGTTTGGAAAACAAAGAGCAGGTGCACGACCCGGCCAACTGGGCAATGGCCAATCCCAGCCTGCCCTACTTGCCGGACCTGTACGCCGAGATCCAGGAGGAATACCGGGAGTGGAAGGACCACCCCGAGCAGAATGGGGACTTCCTCACCAAGCGGTTCGGGCTGCGTTCCACAGTGAAGGACATTGCCGTGACGGAGTACGAGAATGTCCGCTCCACAAACCGTCCCCTGCCCGATGTGAAAGGCTGGGCCTGCACGGTGGGCATCGACTATGCCGAGCTGAACGACTGGGCGGCGGTGAACCTTCACTTCCGGCGGGGCGAGGAACGATACGACATCAACCGCGCCTGGATCTGCGGGCAGTCCAAAGACCTGCCCAGAATCAAGGCGCCCTGGCGGGCATGGGCGGAAAAGGGGGACGTCACCTTTGTGGATGACGTGAGCATCCACCCGGATTTGCTGGCCCAGTACATTTTGGAGGCGGGCAGGCTGTACACCATCAAGGGGATTGCACTGGATAACTTCCGCTACACGCTTTTGGAAAACAGCTTGAAGCAGATCGGCTTTGACAACAAGGAACGGAAGAACGTGAAGCTGGTGCAGCCCTCGGACATCATGAAAGTGGAACCTGTTATACAAGAGTGTTTCAACCGCCGGCTGTTTACCTGGGGGGATGTCCCCCATCTGCGCTGGGCGGTGCAGAACACCAAACGGGTGCGTTCCAGCCGCAAGCTTGGATCGGACACCGGGAATTTCTACTACGCGAAGATCGAAGCCAAAAGCCGCAAGACGGACCCCTTTATGGCGCTGGTAGCCTCCATGGTGATTGAGCCTTTGCTGGGGACGGGCCAGGCGGTGCTGCCCCCGCCCATCGGTGCGGTTCGCTTGTAAGGAGGTGGTTTTTTGGGCGTCTCAGTAAAACAGTGGATTTTATCCAAGCTTTCCCCCGCGCCGGTGAAAACCGGCTCGGACGTATCTTGCATGGAGCTGTGGGAAGCGGTGCAGGAATACCGGCTGCGGGAGCTGGCCTTCCACGTGTGCGTGAATACCATCGCGGGCGCGGTGGGCAAGTGCGAGTTCAAGACGTTCCGAAAGGGGAAAGCCATTCGGGAGAATGAATATTACCTATGGAACGTGGAACCGAACGTGAACCAGAACAGCACGGCCTTTTTGCACAAGCTGGTGTACCAGCTTTATTCGAACAATGAGGCCTTGGTGATTGCTTCCAAGCACCGCAGCGGCCAGGAAATGCTGCTGGTGGCGGATTCCTTCGTCCAGCCGAGCCAATATCCTGTGAAGATGAACGAATACCAGGGCGTGGTGGTGGGCGATACCACCTACACCAAAACGTTCCGGGAAAACGAGGTGCTTCACTTCCAGCTGAACGCGGTAAACGTCCGGCCTGTGCTGGAGGCCATGACGAGTTCCTTTAACTCCATGCTGTCCCTGGCGGTGAAAAATTACAGCTGGGGAAGCGGCAAGCATTTGAAGGTGCATATCAACCAGACCCAGCAAAGCGACCCCGAGTTTGCGCAAAAGTTTACCGACCTGCTCAACCAGCAGATCAAACCGTTTTTTGACGCGGACAGCGCCCTGCTGCCCGAGTACGACGGGTATGATTATTCGGAATTCCCGGCGGCCACCAACGGCACGGCAGCCAACCGGACCACCCGGGACATCCGTTCCCTGGCAGACGATATTTTTGATTTTACGGCGCGGGCCTTTCAAATCCCGCCGGTGCTGCTGTTTGGGGACGTGGCCGGCACCCAGGACGCCATGACCCGGTGGCTGACCACCTGCATCGATCCCCTGTGCGACCAGCTCCAGGAGGAGATCAACCGCAAGCGGTACGGGAAAGAGGCCTACCTGCGGGGAGACCGCCTCCAGGTGGACACTTCCACGATTATTCACTTCGATATGTTCCAGAACGCCGGGAATGTGGAAAAACTCATTGGTTCCGGCGCGTTTTCCATCAACGACGTGTTGGCCGCGGCGAACCAGCCCAGGATCAGCGAACCCTGGGCAGACGCGCACTGGCTGACTCTCAATATTTCGCCCATTGGCCAGGCGGCCAGAACCGTCGAATCCAGCACGGAAGGAGGTGCAAGCAGTGGGTAAACAATACTATGCCATCCAACAGGCCCAGAGGGAAGCGGATCTCTACATTTTCGGGGACATTGTGCCCCTCGAGTTCTTCGATGGAGAGGTTTCCGCCTATGGCATTACCCAGAGAATTAAGGACCTGAATGTGGATCAAATCAATGTCCATATCAATTCTTACGGTGGATATGTCAGCGAGGGCTGGGCCATCTACAACGCCCTGAAAAACCATCCTGCCAAGGTGGTAACCTATGGCGACGGCTTTGTGGCCAGCGCCGCCCTGTTCCCCTTTATGGCTGGGGAGGAGCGGTACGCCTCCAACCTGTCGGCGTTTTATTTCCATCAGGTGATTGTTTCGGCTTCCGGCTATGCGGAAGAGCTTCGAGCCGCGGCGGATGAAGCGGATATGCTGACGGAAATCGGCAGGAAGGCTTTTACGGAAAACACCGGCATGACCGAGGAAGAGGTACGGCAGCTGATGGAATCGGAGGCCTGGCTCACGCCCTCTGAAGCGCTGGAACGAGGGATCGCCACCGCGATCCTGGCGGACAGCGCCCCCCGGTACGCCCAAGGGGCCAAACGGCAGCTTTTAGAACGCGTGTTCCAAAAGGCCCAGGAGCCGCCCCGGGAACCAGACCTGTCCCAGGAGCCGAAAGCCCCTGAAAAACAAGATGAACGGAAACAAACCACCCCCAGCATCATGCGGATGTTGGGGGATCTTTTTGCGGAAAAGGAGGAATAACCCCATGATTAACAACGACGTGATGCAGCGCGCGGACATCCGGGAAAAGATGACGCAGGCGCTGAAAGACAACGACCAGCAAGCTTTTGCGGAAGCCTTCAACCAGGTGCTGGAAGCCATTGCCGACGAGGTGAGGCAGCAGTATGACGAACAGGTGGACGGCCTGAAAGTGCAGATTGACACCCAGGTGCTCTCTAACCGGGGCGTGCGCCAGCTCACCACCAAGGAGCGGGAGTATTACCAGAAGTTTGGCGACGCTATCAAATCTAAAGATCCCCGCCAGGCGCTGGCCAACCTGGATGTGGTGATGCCCGAGACCGTGCTCAACGCGGTGTTTGACGAACTTCAGACTTCCCACCCGCTGCTGTCCCGCATCTCCTTTACCTACACCGGCGCGGCCATCAAGATGCTGATGAACACTAACGGCTTCCAGACCGCCGCCTGGGGCAAGCTGTGCGACGAGATCATCCAAGAGCTGACCTCCGGCTTTAAAGAGGTAGACAGCGGCCTGTTTAAGCTTTCCGCCTTCCTGCCCGTGTGCAAGGCCATGCTGGACCTGGGCCCCGAGTGGCTGGACAGCTACGTGCGCCAGGTGATGTACGAGGCCTTCGCCAACGGCATGGAGCAGGCCATCCTCACCGGCTCCGGCAAAGACGAGCCCATTGGCATGAACCGCCAAGTTGGCGATTCCGTTTCGGTTTCCGGCGGCGAGTACCCGGAAAAGGTGAAGATCAAGGTGAACGACCTGAGCGTGGACACCATCGGCAACCTGCTGTCCCTCATCGCCGTTGACCCCAACGGCAAGCCCCGCCGGGTCCGGGACTTGATCCTGGTGGTATCCCCCCAGGATTACTTCCAGCGGGTGATGCCCGCCACCACCATCATGACCCCCGAAGGCACCTACCGCAACGACGTGCTGCCCTACCCCATTACCGTGATCCAGTCCCCGGCCGTTGACAACGGTACGGCCATTCTGGGCATGGCCTATAAGTATTTCGCGGCGGCGGGTTCCTCTGTGCAGGGGAACATCGAGTACAGCGACCACTACCGTTTCCTGGAGGACGAGCGGGTGTACCTTGTCAAGGGCTACGCCAACGGCTTCCCTATGGACAACAATTCTTTCCTGTACCTGGACATCAGCGGCCTGAAACCCCTGACCTACAAGGTGACGGTGGTGGACGAGCCCGCGCCTTCCACGGACGCCGCCCTGTCTGCCCTGTCCCTTGGCAGCGTGAGCCTTAGCCCCGCCTTTGACGCGGAGACCACCACTTACACCGCCAGTACCACCAACGCCACCAACACCGTGACCGCCACTCCCGCGGATGCCGGGGCTTCTATTGTGATTACCAACAAGGGGACTAGCGGTGACGCTGTGGAAGTGCCCAACGGCAGCGCCGTGACCTGGCAGGCCGGGGCCAACACCCTGACTGTGACTGTCACTGCTGAGGACGGCGCCGCCACCAAGGCCTACACCGTCACCGTGACCAAGTCCTAATTGGAAGGAGGCCTGCCCCATGTGCGAAGCCCTTTTGGCGGATGTGAAAAACTACCTGAATATCACCTGGGACGACCAGGCCACCGATCTGAAAATAAGCAGCCTGATCAAAAACGGGATCGCTTATCTCAACTTGAAGCGTGGGGAACCCGCCGATTACACCGCGGCGGGCCTGCCCCGGACGCTTCTTTTTGACTTTGTCCGCTACGCAAGGGACGACGCCCTGGATGTGTTCGAGAACAACTACCTATCGCTGATTGTGGCGATGCGCAACGAAAGCCTGGTGAAAAGCTATGTGGAGAACGCCAAACCGCCCGGCCCACGGGATCACCCAATCCTTTAACGACGGGATTGTAGGGGTTTATTCCGTGCAGGACGGGGCCGCTCCCGGATTCCGCCCAGCCCCCGTGCTGGCGCTGAAGGCAACGCTTCGGTACCAGGAGCGGTACCTGGGGATCAACCGGCTGTACTCCGGCCGGCAGAACCAGGTGGACATCCAGCGGATTGTACGAGTGCAGAAAGTGCCTGGTGTGTCCAACCAGGATGTGGCAATCACGGAGGATGGGCAGCGGTACCGCATCGACAGCGTGCAGCACGTGCCGGACGTGTATCCGCCCTGCATGGATCTGACGCTTGCCAAGGTGGAACAGGAATATGAGGTGAAGCCATGAATTGGGCAGACACGATCATCAAGGCCCACACCGCCGTGACGGATCAGGTGAGCCACAGCCTCCGGATGAAGTCCGGCCGCTACTTTGTGTGGCAGGAGGACGGGGCCAATGACTTTTTGGCGGGGAACAAGCACCTGGAAAAAGCCGTCACCGGCACCACCGACCTGTATACCAAGCTGGAGTTCGACCCCTGGAAAGAGGCCTTTGAAAACTCTTTGAACAGCCTGGAAATCTCCTGGTACTTGAACTCTGTCCAGTACGAGGAGGAGACCGGCTTCACCCACTACGAGTGGGTGTGGGAGGTGCCCTATGGCCCGGTTTAAAAGCGTGAAGGTGGGTGAGGAATATTTGCTTAAACTTTCCCGCCTTTCCCAGGGTGCTGACCGAATTATCAAAAGCGCCATTTACGACGGCGCAGATGTGGTGGCGGACGCTATCCAGGAAAGCATCCGGGCGCTACCGGAAGAACATTTTCGCAAGCTGCGGGAAGGGGAACGCTCCACAGGTGTTTCCCCCACGCAGAAACGGGCGCTTTCCCAGGGGTTCGGCCTGGCCTCTATGGAGCAGGATGGGCAGGGCTGGAACACCAAGGCGGGGTTTGCCGGTTACATGGAAGAGGGCAAATCCAAGAAATACCCCAACGGCCTGCCCATCCCCCTGCTGGCCCGCTCCATTGAGAGCGGCAGCTCTGTGCGGCAGAAACACCCCTTTGTGCGCGCGGCGGTGAAAAGCAGCCGGGACAAGGCTGTGGAAGAGATGGAAACCACCATCAACGTGGAAATTCAAAAAACGATGAAATAGAGGAGGATTACTTATGCCGAAAGTAGGACTTTCCAGGCCCTATGTGGCTGTATACGCCGACAACGGCGCAGGGACCGTCAGCTATTCCCGGGGCGTCCGGGCAGGCCGGGCGGTGGAGTATTCGTTCACCTTGAACGACACCGGCGCCGACAATACCTTTTACGCCGACAATGAAGCGGCGGAGAGCGCCAGCGGGGTATTTTCCGGCGGCAGCCTGTCTTGGACCGTGGCGGAGCTGGAGCAGGCGATTTCCCAGCTGATCCTGGGCCTTCACACTGAACAGCTCCAAGTGGGCGAGGATACTGTAAACGAGCTGGTTTATGACGATACGATGGCGAGCCCCTATCTGGGCGCCGGGATCATCGTCAAGTCCATTGTCCGCGGCCAGACCAAGTGGCGGGCCGTGGTGTTCCCCAAGGTGCAGTTCACTGTGCCGGAGGACGCCGCCACCACCCAGGGGGAAACCATCGACTGGCAGACGGATACCATCACTGCCAGCGTGCTGCGGGACGATTCTGACACCCACAAATGGCGGCGCACCGCCGTGTTCGACAGCGAGAGCAAGGCGGACGCCTACATTTGCCACGTGCTGAATATCACCGGCGCGGCGCTGGAGGACCTGACCGTAAAGAGCGCCGCCGGCGCTTCCGCCGGTACCACCAAGCTGACGGTGACGCCCGAACTGACCGAGGGGCGTTCTTACCGATACAAGACCGGGCCTAACGCGCAGGTCCCGGCGCTGTACCAGGATCTTTCCGACTGGACGGAGTGGGACGGCGCATCGGATGTAGCCGCGGCGACCGGCGACCAGATTGTGGTGGCGGAAGTAGACTCCATCGGCTTGTGCATGGCTGCCGGCAGCGCTACCGTTACCGCCATGGCCGGGGAGTGAGGGGAAGCGGATGGAAAACCGGTTGGGATCTTTTGAGATTGACGGGAAAGCGTACCCTCTCAACTATTCTGTGAGGATCGCCCAAAACGTAGACGCGGTAGCCGCAAACAAGCAGGAGGGCGCCTATGGGATCTACCGGCAGAATGTGGAGCTTTTGTCCCTTTTGTTGGAAGACGGCGCGGAATTTTCCAGGGTGATCCTGGGGGAAAAGGTACAAGCCCCTACTTTGGAGCAGCTGCTTTTACTGCTGACGCCTGCTGACAACACCAGGGTGGTGCAAGCTATCCGGGACGCTTTGGAGCGGGGCGGGATGCGGCTGGTGAAAGCCCGCGCAAAAAAAAACGAGGCCAAAGAAGCCTGAGCAAAGAGGCCCGGGGCGCTGCCTGGCTTCTGGTATGGAGGGGGATTTTGCAAATCCCTTCCCCGGAATTCTGGGT